CAAATCCCTCGTGCAGCCCCTGCGTTCAGCGTTCTTCTGCAGAAGCCGTTTTCAATCAGTAATTGGTTAATGATAATGGCATAGGAACAGCCGGTCACGCAAAAGCACAATTATTCCGGGGTTCTTTCTCACGCCGAATGGCGTCTGAGTCTATACTTTCAGCCATTGACTGATTAGTTGTTCAGATTTTTTCTCTCCCTATCCATGAAGCTATCCGCCTGGGCCCATCAAAGGGGCATTTGCTATCAGACTGCCTGGAGAATGTGGAAGACCGGAAAACTCCCGGTTCCCGCCTGCCAGCTTCCGTCCGGCACCATCGTTGTTGACGATGTGCCGGCTGCCGGCGGCGTGGGGCTCTACGCCCGTGTCTCCTCGGCAGCCGAAAAGGACCGTCTGAAGCGTCAGATGAGACGGCTCGAAGTCTATGCGGCCAGCATGGGCTGGAGCGTCATTGATAAGGCTTCTGAAATCGCGACCGTGACGAACGAAAACCGCCGCGGTCTTCAGAAGCTCCTGAAGAACCGCCAGATCCGAACGATCGTGGTTGAAACCCCGGATCGGATTCTCCCGTCCGGCTTTGATTACCTCGACCTTGCGCTGCAGTCTGACGGACGGCGCATCATCGCCCTTGATGAACAGTTCTCAGGGCACGATGACGAAACGACGCTTGAGGAACTCCTCGACACGTACTGCGCGAAGATCTACGGACGGAAAGGAGCCGCCGCGAAAGCGAAGGCCCTGATCGCGCTGCTGCACGAAGGCGACCTCGATATGCTGAAGGCGTCCGAACGGGCGTCTGAACGCGCGGCCGAGCGGGCCGCTGCCGCCGCAGAACCGAAGGAAGAAGAGACGGAAGTGACGCTCTGATTCCGAGCGGCCGCTTTCCCGCAAAAAAATATCCGCGGTATCGCTCATCAGCGACCGCGGATTTTTTGTGCCTTCATCACGCAGACAAAGGAAAAGGGAGGTAACTTCCGTTACCTCCCTTCCTGGAATTGGTCGGTGGTGGGGCTCGGATACCTCTATTTTTAAAGGGGCTAAGCGGATATCATTACCTGTTTGTGGCTTAGTTTGTGGTAATAAATCTTTATGGCTCTTGTTGATTAAGGGTAAGCCCTTGGATTGAGGGGGGGGGTAAATGATTTAATCTCATATCCATACATTTCTTTACTATTTCTTTACTCTTAGGAGAGATACATGAGTACTCAGAAGAAATATATGGGATCTTCTCATTTCAAGAATACCGCCATAGCTATCGCTGTTGCCTCGTCCTTCGTCATGGCTCAGGCTTGGGCTGCTGATACCGCTGTCGGCAGCGGTACTGGTGTCGCTTTGGGCACCGGTAGTAACGCTCCTAAGGCTGAAAACGTTGCTGTTGGTAAGGGCGCTAGCATCAGTTATTCCAATGGGGGCAGTGCCGCCACTGGTGACATCGTCGTGGGGAACGGAGCCAATATTAACAACTATGCAAGCCAGGGGGGCAGTATTGCCATTGGTAAGAATGCAAAAATTGAGAATATGGCCGGTGGTGGTGAAGCATCATTTGCTTTTGGTCAGACTACCTACTCTGGTAGCATCTTTTCCAGTGCTCGTATCCCTGCAGATCCAACAAAAGTAGTCGGCAGTATTGCCATTGGCGACAATACCTTTGCTCGAACGGGCAGCACTATGATCGGCTCCCACAACTACAAAGGGGCATTAGGCGATACAACAGTTGATACAGCGACCACTCGGACATCTAATCTGAACGTTTACGCAACAACTATCGGCGCAAACAGTTTCAGTAATGGCGCGTTTACTACAACAACTGGCACATATAACATTATCTCCAGTGACTATAATGGCGGACGGCTCGCCAATCCAGTTAAAAATTTAGGCGCAACAATCACGGGTTCTCTGAACAGTGTTGAGTCTATGACTGGAAATTATTACTCTGGTATTGCCAATAGCATTGTTGGTATTGCTAATAGAACCCAAAACTCAAACGGCGCCCTTGTTTTTGGCGCAGGCAATGAAATCACAAACTCGGTCAAAAGTCTTTATAACGCCCCAACCGATAGTGGGAATTCTGCTAAAGATTTCGCAGACAAACTTCGCACCGCAATTCACGATGACGAAGGCGGCGCGACTCTTGCTATCGGCGGAGGGAATAAAGCTGACTACACCCAAGCCTCGCAGCTGATCGGCGTTAACAATACGCTCAAAGGCTCGTCCAGTTCCGTGAGCCAATACAATGCGCTGAATGGCTACAAGAACACGGCGACCAACGTTAAGCATGTGACTGTTATTGGCTCTTCCAACACTGTTACAGACGGTGAAAGCAATATCGTTGCTGGTGACAATCATAAACTCACAGGAGTAAGCAAATCAGTCATCATAGGATCTTCATCAACCGAGAACAAAGAAGTCACAAAGAGCAATGTCGTTGTTATTGGCCAAGATGCCGATATCTTCCAGGAGGGTGATGTCGCACTTGGTAGCGGCTCTACTGCAGAACAAGTGGAGGCAACCACCAATATAACCATCAGAGGCACTTCGTACGATTTCGCTGGCACTTCTCCGACTAGCACAGTTAGCGTTGGTTCAGAAGGCAAAGAACGCACAATTACAAACGTTGCCGCGGGGCGTATTAGTGCCGCTTCAACTGACGCCATCAATGGTAGCCAATTGTTTGCCGTCACTTCTGCGTTGGATACTCTCTCTACATCTGCTGGTGCCCATTACTACTCTGTAAAGAGCTCAAACACTGAAGCAGATTCTAACTATGATAATGATGGCGCCACTGGCACTGATAGTATTGTTCTGGGCATCGCCTCAAAAAATTCCGGTAACAACAGTACCGTTATCGGCAATATGAACTCTCTGACCGGAATAAAAAACGGTGTCAATAACAGCATCGTCGTTGGCCAACGCTTAGAGGTTGACGGCACACACAACGCTGTCTTTGGCACAGATTACGCAAATTATGATAATAAGCTGACCAAGGTCGTGGGCGATCAAAACACCGTTATCGGCGTTGGTAATCTTGTTGGCTATACAGCCGTTCAAAACGGAACGCAATGGACTTATACAAAGCGGGGAGATAGAGGTTCAGACCAAAACGTAGCTGTTGGATTGAACAATACCGCTAATGGTGGAAGTATCGCTGTAGGTACTTCGTCCGTAGTTGATTCTCTGGGAGTTTCCTTGGGGCACGCAAATACCGTTATCGGTCCTGACGACACTGGTACCAGCGGCGGGCAATGGGGAGTTGCCATAGGCAATAAGCTCACTGTTTCTGGTGAAAACGCAGTTGCTGTAGGGACGGAGTCCACCGCCAAGGGACATTGGACTGTTGCCGTGGGTTCTAACGCTTCAACAGAGAAGACTGCCGATATTGCTATTGGCAAACAGGCTTCTGCCACGGGAGGGTGGTCTACTGCATTAGGGGCATCTGCTAAAGCCAGTGCCCAAGCCTCTACAGCGCTTGGGTACAAAGCTGAAGCATCCGTTAGTAACGGTGTTGCTTTAGGCTCCTACAGTGTCGCCAACACTGAAGCTGGTGTTGCTGGCTACGACCTTTCGACCGGCACGGCATCTACAGAAACTTCAGTTGCTTGGAAATCAACAAAGGCAGCTGTCTCAGTCGGTGATGTTGGTAATGGGGTAACGCGGCAGATTACAGGCGTGGCAGCAGGCCTGAACGACACCGATGCTGTCAATGTGGCACAGCTCAAGAAGGCTACAGCTGCCGCGACTACGACTGTTGCTACGACTGATAGCAACCTCACCGTCGCGGAGACTCCCTCAGGCTCCCACAACTACCAGGTTGGGTTGAATAAGAACCTCACCGGCATGGAAAGCGCCAAGTTCACTAACGCCGCAGGCACTGAACAGACAAGAATCTCGCAAGCTGGCGTTGAGATCACCAAAGACAGCACGACCGTTTCTCTTAAAGCCACTGGCCTTGATAACGGTGGGCAAACGATCACGAACGTCTATGCGGGCTCAAATGACACCGATGCCGTCAACGTCCGACAGCTTAAGGATTCTCGCAGTAAGGTTGAAACCGCTCAGCCTACATACGTACAGATCCAGACAAGCAGAGAAAACCCCGCAACAAATTCCGGTGCCACAATTTACTCTGTTGGTCTGTCTCCCTATGCTCAGTCTGGTATTGACTATTCCAATACCTACCTTGGACCGGACGGTATCGATGCCAACGGCAAAAAGATCACCGGCGTTGCTGCTGGCAGCATTTCCGCAAGCTCTACGGATGCTGTGAATGGCAGCCAACTGTATCAGACGAATCAGGCAGTTCAGCAGAACTCTGATGACATTTCCAAACTGTATAACCGCAGCGCGGAACTTAACCGCAAGATCCATCGTGCCGGCGCGCATGCGGCTGCTCTTGCCGCACTGCATCCGCTGGACTTCGATGAAAATCATCGGGTATCCGCCTCTCTCGGTCTTGGCCAATATCACAGCAGCGGAGCGGCTGCTCTTGGTATCTTCGTCCGCCCGACGGAGAACTTTATGGTCAGCCTGGGAGGATCAATCGCCTCTGGCAGTGATGTGATGGGGAATCTCGGCGTGCATTATCGCTTTGGCGGCGACAGCGTGCGGGTGAACAAAACGGAACTTACTCAGCAGGTAAGCACCCTCACAGCTGAAAACCGGGATCTGTCAGCAAAATTGGCTTCTTCCAACTCAAAGCTGGAAGCCGCTACGTCAAAGATTGACTCTCTGATGGAAAGAATCCACGCTATCGAAGCCAAACTTAATATGAAGTAAGCAAAGCTCAAGGAGAGGGGGCTTGCCCCTTCTCCTTTCGTCACCATATAATGTATATGGTCTTGTGAAGGCCACTGTGGTTCGCATGTGGGCACCAGCTCTCCCCTTGTAAGACTGGCACGGCCTAATAAGAGGCCAAGATGCAAGAGAATTGTGCGCGCCTCTTGAGGAAACTCGGGGGCGCCTTTTTATGAAATCAAAAGGGAGGCGCCCAGTTGACTACAATTTTTAGTCAACTGAAGTAAGCAGCGGCTGACGGTAAAAAATATACGATGTTACTGCACAAAAGCAAATTCTGCGCATTATCCAATTCGTTCACTCTCCCACCCACCCTTTTTGTTTATTTGATTGCAGTTACTGGGCTTTTGGTCTTCTCCCTGCTTCTTCCTGCAGCCATGGGATTCGCCCACGGCAAACCATCAATCGTTGAAGCATGGGACTGGAAAAATATCCTGTTTGTGGTGCTGATTTTCTTTGCCCTCAGTCAGTACAGAATCACGCGCTGGTTCGTAGCTCTTCCTCTTATTCTGATTTTCGGGCTCTATATGCCGGCAGGTTTGCTTTACGGGAAACCCAGCCTCATCGTTTCAATAGCCGTTTTGCAGACCAATCCCGCAGAAGCAGGTGAATTTCTCACGAACATCCCTTGGCAGGTTTTCGCGGGCGTCATTGGGCTTTTGGCCAGCGGTTTTATAGGTGTCTTCTACAGCTCAAAGATCAGAGTTTCAGCAAAAATCATTTTGGGTATCGGCGTGGCGTCTTTCATCATCGGGGAAATGATTTCTTTCGGAAGCGCCGTAAATTCGAAAGCAATCCAGACGGTTTACTTTTTCCGTCTCCTCAGACCCAGTGTAATTGATGGCTATGCCGCCCTAAAGGAAGAAGAAAAGCTAGGTACTCCCTCGTGGCAAATCGCTTCCGTCAAGCCTCGATATAAAACCTATGTCGTCATTATTGGTGAAAGCCAACGGCGCGATTACGCATCTGTTTACGGTTATCCACTAAATACGACTCCGTATTTAAACAACGCCAACGGCATCTTCTTCTCAAACTTTATTACCGCTGGTGGCAATACTGTTATCTCGCTGCCAAGGATGCTTTCTTACAACATTCCCGGCTCTGAGCAATACAGCAAAGATGACAACATTGTTACTCTCGCCAATGCCGCTGGCTTTGACACTTGGTGGATTTCCAATCAGGGGCGTGGCGGGCCATTCGACAACCCTATTGCTCAGATCGGCATTCGAAGCCACCACACAATCTGGCTGAAGGGCAATTGGGCAGACGAAAATGTAGATGACGATAATCTGCTACCCAAAATTCAGGAGGTGTTGAAGGTCAAACCGTCAGAAGATAAGCCCAGATTGATCTTTGTCCACCTGATGGGGTCGCACCCAACTTTCTGTGAACGTCTGTCCGGGCGTCCTGTTGCGTTTAATGTCGGAGACAGTGCGATGAATTGCTATCTGACTACTTACCGCACCTCCGACGCCTTCATTAAAAGGACTGTTGATCTTCTGAAAACTGAAGCCGGTAATTCATGGTCACTCTTATATTTTTCTGATCACGGGCTTTCCATGCAAGAGAAACTGGGAACCCCTTTGGGCAAAGAGCTCATGCACGGGACCGCTTTTCGTCAGAACTATGAAGTACCTTTTCTGAATATTTCTTCTGACAGCAGAGCTCACGATGTCAATCCGGCGTATAGAACAGGATTCCGTTTACTGGAGGGAATGGCCGAATGGATGGGAATCAGTGCCAGCAATATCAATCTTAAGAATAGTCCTGATTTCTGGAGCAAAACGAACGACGAAGACATCCATGTCGCAGGCAAACAGCTATACCATCAGCTGGCAAATGACCCCGCTCTGCACTTCAGTTCCCAATTATCTCAGAACCACCAACAAAATTTGCCATATCCCACGCCACGCATGTAGCTCTCATTGTTTCCATATCCGCGGCTACTCTGACAGATAAGCTCGCACCTTCTCCAGCCAGACTTGCACCTTCTCTCCCGGGCTCCTCTAAATAAGAAGCCCGGGAACTCGTTTACGAAAGTCCCATCAGGTGCTTATAGCATGGCAGATCTTTGACGTCGTATCCTTGTCTTCTGAGGTTGTCTTCCAGAAGAGGAAGACCTAAATCGTGGATAGCTTCCCAAAAGTGAGGTGCCAACGGCGACTGAAGCAAGACCATCAAATCGTAAATCCGCTCGATATCTTTCCGAAATAGGTACCGCCAGTTGTAGATGAAGCCAAGAATCTGATTCACCTCGTCCTTATTCAGTACCACAGATTCGGACGGGATATCGGGCTTCTGAAGTTGAGGCACGACTTCGCAAGTGCTTATGAATTTTAGTGCGGTGTCAAAATCTGAACTTTTCAGTTGGTCGTACTTGGCGATCTGAAACCGGGTATAGAGTGCATGGTAAATCGTCTGATATGCAACGCTCGAATCCTTGGCCCTTTTTGCAATTGCGTTCCTGACGGCCAGTTGCTGAGCCGGGGTAATCAGTGGAGAGGGAAGCACGGTGCCTCTGAGTTGAGCCTCCATGCGGTTGAAGGCTTCAATGTATGCCCACTTGAAGCGAGTTGCTTTTTCACCAGTAAACCCCATCGTGACGAAAGTAAACCCATCGCGGGTCAGACGATAGTACTTTTGAGGCTTCCCGTTCTGTAACGTATTGTTTTCATAGCAAACCCCAAAATTGGGTTTTGCAGATTCGGGGGACCCCCTAAGAACCTTATCGATCGTACGAAGCACATGATCGTGGCGCTTCTCAAAGAAGGCTGCGACATCGAATGACGTAGTAGTCGCTTTACCGGCAAAAGCGGTAACGATAGGGGAAGATATAGAAGATGTACCTGCGTGAGCTTGCATGGCAAGACTCCTACTTGAACTTTTGATATCACCCTTTTTTGATGAGGGTGGCCAAGCGCTCAAAACCGCAAGTAGACGGCGGGCATATTCCCGCGAGGGTGTTGTATTAGCCTCACGCTCGGCCATAAAAAATCCGCATATCTGACGGACGCGGTATCCGCTACTTGAGGTGTTTTGAGCACCTAAGAAAAAGTATACACGGGATTTCATCGTGCTGCAGACAATGCATCTTTATCCGCCGCTATTCGTACAGAAAGCTCCGCACCCTCCCCAGCCAGTTCCGCGCCTTCTCCGAGTAGGCTTTCGCATCGGGCGAGGCGCTCTTGAGTACGGTCTCCGGTATCTCGGGCGATTTGCAGATCACTCTTGGCTCTGGTGTCTGCGGCGTCGCGCACCCGGACAGCAGTAACCCGCACAGCGCGAGCGTCAGATAAAGCCTTGTCTCGCGCGGCAAGCGCATCAGCCAATTGTCTTGATTGTTTCTCATAGCGTTCCTGCGCCTCCTTTTCTACCGCCCTGGTCTGCTTCTGCCAATTAGATTTAAGCTCGCTGATCTGAGCTTCATACTTCTCCGCCGTCGAGGATCTTCCTCTGGAGTACCCCCAGAACGAAGACGCTATCAAAGCGCCAATGATGACTGCAACGGCCAATTTCTTTCCCATTATTCCTATCCATTCATGAAAATTTTGCGTATCATCACTTCCTACAGAAAGGAGATACAAAATGATCAGTTACAGAGTTGGGGCTCCTGGGTGGAAAATCGCAGCTCGATTTGGTTTCCCGCTAAAAGTAAAAGTTTTTGTGAGGTGGGATGGTGATGCGAAAGTCTTCGTAGCAGTAAGTGATGACTTTCTCCCCGATTTCGGCTGTGTTGCCGAGTCCTCCACCTGGGATGGCCTCCAAAAAGAACTTAATGCAGTTTTTGATGACGCCATGGAAATCATATTCAGGGAACACCCCATCTCTTCTCATATCTCAAGCTCTTTAAGGTTTGCCCAAGCGTGAGGGGGTATGAATGGCTTCTACAAACACCTGACAGAAATCCTGAAACGCAACGGGTTTCGCTTTCTCCGACCGGGCAGAGGTGACCATGAGATTTGGGGAAACGACAAAATTCAACGCCCAGTAGACCGAAACAGCAGATCCCGGCATACCGCTAATGCTGTCCTCAAGCAATTCGGCCTAAAAGACCGAGTTTAGCCCTTACTAATAAAGAACCATCCAAAAGGGAGTCCCTGTCCTCTGCAACCTTGCTATAATGCCTTACGTAAGGTTTCTTTCCTTTTACCATGGTTGTATCAAATATCAGTCGATTGGTCTCCCCGGAAGAGCTGCAACTCTTCCGGGGATTTCTTTTACCTGAGGAAGAGCTCCTTCTCTGCCTCTCGTCTCCTTACCAACCCCGGAAGCTCCCTCCCTCCCGCTCGCGCCCAACGCTTGAATTCATACCCCGCATTAATTACCTTGCCGGCATTAAAAAGTTTGAGGAGAGTAGATCTGCGGAGTGCCCCAGCGCCACAGTTGTATGCAAAATCCAATAAAGCGATGAACTGCCCTTGCGTTACAGCGGCCCTGACAGATCGGGACAGCACATCACGAAGACGGTAAAGCTCAGACTCCAGAAGCTCGTCTGCCTCCTCTTGAGTAATCTTTATGTTCCTGATGACAGGGTTTCCAGATGCCAGGCGTGTAGAGCCATAACCCACAGTCCATACCCCCGCAGGATCCCGGTAGGAAGCCAGCCGGCACCCCTCGTTCGACTTAATGAAGGGGACCGCAATTGCCGGGTCCCACACCGAAAATTCTTTCTTTTCAGCCATGATCTCTCCTTATTTTGTCAGCCAAAGGGCAAGATTCGGCCCGCACGCACCTTTCAATTTCCTGCTCTTTCTGCATATCCATAAGCACACCAACCTCTTGCTTTAGTTTTTGAATTTCAGCTATACTGGCGTTGTGCATAAGTTCCTGTGTGTAAAGTGGAATAAAAAAGCCCTCGGGAGTTTGCTTCTCCCGAGGGTTTTCGTTTGATGGGGAGGATCCCCTATCCTTCTATTTGTCTCTGTGCTGCCGGTGAATCTCTCCCCCGCTCACCACATCTGACGCCATCGCCTCTGACCGCTCTTCCATCGCTTTCAGCATCTTGCGGACCGGCGCCGGGATAATTGACCCATACCCCATGCGCTCAATGTTTTCTAAGATACTGCCAAAGTCGTTCAGGCAGAAAGCAAAGACCGCCGCATCCCTGACACTGACGAAAGGTATAACCGAAGTGATATCCAGCCCATGGCAAAGTGCCACGAGGCTCAGCATGACGATCTTTTTGGTGATGCCAAGGAACCCCGTACGGGAATTCCACTGCCCGGTCTTCATTGCGGCATAAGTACCGCTCAAATAATCGACTACGATAAAAACAAACAGCCATTCAATCGCGTCATCGACCGGGCCAAAAAGAAAGGAGCACAAGGCTCCCAGAATCCCGCCAACCGCCAGAAAAACGCGGGATGAAAAATCAGGAATCAGATCCACCATAAGCGCAATAGTCTCTGCTTATTGTCTTGGCACGCTGTAACTTATAAGTTACGCTGCCCAGCCATGATAATTAAGGGGTTGCCATGATAAATACGGAAGGCCTTAAAAATTTTGGCCCTGCTGAATAGATGACAATCTGCCCGGGGAGACCGGCGCTTACGCCGGTCTCCTCCTCCGTTCCCTTCATCTGCGCTCTGCGCTGTGATTTCTTTGCGGACATGATCAATTAACCGAGGTAATGGCTATTCCTTTCTTTCTTGAGGCCGCAAAGATACCCCTCGTCTTTCCTCCAGATACGTCTGCAGAAACAGGGGTACCTTTTTGCAGGGTAATAGGAGCTTCCTGAAGCTGACCGAAACTAATTACGAAAAACTTCAGCCCGTTGATTACATTAAATGCATTATCTGTAACATTGCACAGCAGCCGGTCAGGTCCTCTGCCGGGTACAGCCGTACCGACTTCTTCGCCTCCGGAGAGTGACGGAGAGACTACCCGCAGCACCAAGTCGCTTGTTGCCTCTCTCCAATACAGAACCGCATAGCTTTCAGGCATAGAGCTACTTATCGGCTGAGCGTCTTCCGCCTCAATGGTGAGGTCTTTATCAATATCCAGGGTCGCTGTTGTTGAGCCGATATTCTCTCCATTCACGATGAGATTCCCACAGACATACTTGCTGTTGTCGGTGGCGGAAACGGTTACCTCAAATTGAATAGGGGTGCCGTGCGACAAACGCCAATCGAAATCAACATATCCATCCCCATCCGAATCTGTATCATTAGAAGCTACGGAGCTGTTTATGTCCGACCTAATTTTGGGGGTCGCCCGGATCACCTGGTTTTCCGTCGGTTTGATCCTGACCTTTGGATACATGGCGGCACTCCCGCCCCCCACCTGGATCGCCGAGATCGCTGCCGCCATGCCTGAGGGCTTATAGATCGCCGTGCTTCCGTTCTTCGCTCGGATAGCGTTCGCAATCGCTGTGTAATACTTCGGATCTGTCAGAACTTTCGTCATGGTTTAATACCCCGCAGAGTCGCCGTCAGTGATCGCGGAAATCGCTGTAGTAATCGCTGCGTCCGCTTCAGACTTGGTGTAGGCGTCCGTTATGCCGTAGCCCGCGAGCGTTGTTGCTTTCTTCGCGTACTCCGCAAGTGCTGAAGAGAGAGCATAGTTATCGAGCTCCGCCTCAATCGTTGACTTGCACGCAGTAAGCGCTTCTTTGACCTTTGCTTTGAGGTCTGTAAAAGTTACCGCCATAGTTACACTCCTTTGATGAATTCATCGCATGCCTCGTAAATCGAGGTCATGAATGAGTTGAAAACTTCGACTGTGGTATAGGATTCGGGGGTTATTGATGCGGCTTTCTCTGCACTCGCATTGGCTTGCGTTGCGAAGCCTTCCGCCGCCGATGCACTCGCATTGGCTTGCGTTGCGGAGCCTTCCGCCGCCGATGCACTCGCATTGGCTTGCGTTGCGAAGCCTTCCGCCGCTGATGCCCTTGCTTTGAAATCAGCAAAAACATCCGCAAGCTGATGAAGATTCTCCGCGCTTGGCTCTAACCCGTTTTGCTCGATAAGAGTAGTGAATTCAACCATCAGCATGTAGTAAAACCACGCCCCGGGCGTTGTCGGCGGCTTCCCCGTTACAGGATCCCCATTGGATGGATAACCAACAGACGGATTACTGGGTCGCTTCGGCGGCGTGTCAGAAGCATCCGCTAAGAATTCAAATTTCATGGTGCCACCTAAAAGAAAATACCTTTATCGGGAAACGGTTCTTCTCGATAACAAAAAACCCCGCCACCAGATGGAACCGTCTGAACGGGGTTTGCCTGTTTTATGAAGGTTTAATTAAATATGAATGCAGGGGAGCAGAACCAAAGCTGGAGGTTGTACCGTTCCGGATCGCCCATAAATCGGGTTACTGCGGCTGGCGTCAAAAAACCTACCGATAGATCCACCAGACCCCACGCTTGATATCTCCTGTGAGCCCCATCCACGGTCAAAAGTCGCATACACAGCCCCCGAAGCTGTGGTCGCCGTGCCTACATCCCGATCTTCATAAGCCGCTCGCCAAGTGCCAGTGATGTTCGGAAGACCAGGCTGAAGATAAGCGCCAACGTTTGAAGTCCCACCCCAAACTGTACGATCTATCAAATAAGGGACATTGAAAGTTGTAGAGCCATTCCCCGCCCCATACTGCGTCCCAATCATCGCAAATAGATTCGGATACCCCGTCCGGCTCACGGCTCTCCCATCACAGATCAGCCAGTTCCCATTGGGGGGAGTGGATTTCGGGAAAAACATAATCATCCCGGAAGGGACCACTTCAACCTGTGAGACTTTCGCCTGAATCTGTGCCGCCACATCAGACAAAGCCTGATTCACGGTCCTGATCTGCGCTTTAATCGCGGCGTCAAGCTGAGTCAGATCCGCCGCGTCGGGAGTAACCCCTCCCCCTTTGATCGCGTTAACGATCTCCTGGGTAACGGCGTTGTACCAATAATCGCCAATCACCGTCGCAAGAACACCCCCCGTAGGGCTGCCGTTTGTCGGATATCCCTCTGAAGAAGCAGAATTCGGCAGCTCCGGGGGATAAGAAACCGCGCGGGACTGATAGACTGATTTCATATTTATTAATCCTCAAAATACCCAAAAATTACATTGGTATGCGCTGGGGCGTAATGCCGGATTACGCATTCAATGACAGAATCCCCCCACCAGGCCAGCGCCTCTTCCGCTGTCCCTATCGCCGTATGCCTCGAAACGGTAGCGCCGGCATTTTTGTAAACATGGACTCTCCACTGCGATGCCCAGCCCGTCCCGCTCACAAACGGCGTTAAAACTGTGCTTAAAACCGTTTGATTAAACAACTCGTCAATCGTGATGCTGTATCCATAGGTTTTTGCCAGATCAACAAAAAACTGAAGACTCTGTGACCCGATTGTTGTAATTTTCTGCAGCAAGGCCTGCCGGAGAATGGTTTCAGTCAACCCATCCGCGAGCAGCGACCCCCAGGCCTCAAGGCAGGAATCAGGAACCCCCCATTGGGTGATCCAATCTTCAAATGTCTCAGAACAAAACCGCGGATCCGCCTCATTAATGAGCGCCATTGCCTGCGAATCTACACGGGAAAACTCCACCGCCCAACATTCAATCAGCATCGCCATTACGGAACCGGTATCACCCCGAGGCCATGCTGGCCCAGGAGGCAGCAGCGCTTTGATATTGGCGTCATATTCAGCTGCGGTTACTGCCATGTGATTTCTCCAACAGTGGGAAGAATCTTGTTCCCTAGCGCTATATTCCCGGCCGGTGTGACGAGCGTGTGATCTGCCTCACCGACAGCCGCGGAAATAGCGGCTCGGATATGGGACAAATAAATCACTGCGCCCGGTCCGCCTTCCTGCCTGAAAAGTGTCTCCAGAGAGGCTTTTACCGCGGCTTTCACCGTGTCATTGTTAGGGTCGAGCCCGGATATCGTGAATGGAATTGCCTGAATGGTCGGTGCAGATACGGTGACATTAGCCGTAACCGGGCGAACAGAGTCAATGTATGCCTGCACTTTCTTAATCATTTCTGCAGAGGGCAGAATGTCGCTGCTGTTATCGCATACGAAACGGATAACCACCGTCCCCGGCCCTCCCTCAAGCGGGTACACCCAAGCCCTGGTTACTCCCTCAATCTCAAGTGCCCACGCTTTGTAATCGGCCGCAGTCCCGGCATGCGGTGGCTCCCTTACCCGCGAAAGCAGACGCGCGCGCAAAGATTCATCCGTTTCCTCGTCGGCCCCTCCGGAAATGCCCTCTGCCGTCTTGCATTCGCTGGAAATTCCTTCAATAGGAGAAACAAGAACTAACGTGTCGCCCGCCGATACATTGCCTGCCGTCCCCGCAGTCAAAGCTCTGACTGACGCTTTCCCTTCCGAGACCGCGGATGTCGTTTCATATACCGCCTCATTATCAGCCTCCAGCAAAGTTCCCTCCGGTACCGTGGCTCCCTCTTCCAGGACTGTAAAAACCACCGTGCCGCTGGCCAGAGAGGGCGGTTTGCGGACAAGCCCGTAAATAGACGCCCAACGGTCAAGGTACTCCGCCTCTGCTGTATCAAAAAACAACTGTCGGCTTAAAAACTCAATAAAGCCGTGCAGCTCATGGCTCACCCCTGCAAGCACACGCGCATACACTTTCGCGTTGGATCTGCGAAGCTGAGAAGTTGATAACCGTGACTCAAGATCCGCGTCAATGCGGTCAATCAGCGTTTGTAAATTCGGTCTTTCAAATGGCATTTTCAACTTCCCCAAACGTTCTGAAACTGCAGGTTAAGTGTTGCCTGATCAGGTCTTTTTATGACTACATTCAGATTCAGCTGCTCCACCCCGCCTCGTTCCGCGGAAACGCTTACCGATTCCGCTACATGGTCATCGACCAGCCACTGAAGTGCATCCTCGGCATACTCCCTCGCAAGCTTCAGCGTGCTGTCGGTCAGTACCTCTCTGGATAGCAGCCAGAGTTTTGATCCTATTGGCGGCTCATCATCGTTATATGAATCTGCCCACCACCCCATCCTGCTTTTCCCCGGCAGCACATCATCTTCCCCAGCCCGCTTCCAGGAAAAAAGGCTGATGATGATGGAACGAACCAGTGGCTCAGTATCAAAGTCTGAAAGTGTCGCCTGATGCCTGCCGTTTAAGAAAAACTGCATATTTCATCCCCCTCCCAAGCGACAAATTATTCCTGATACAAAAAGCTTTAACCAAGGAAGCGCTCGTCCCCAGAGCCTTATCTTTTGATCCGGATCCAGTAGTTTTAAGATGAGCATGGCTATAATTCCCATGTGTCCTCACCATTACTGAGGTCATAAAAAACCCAGCCAGAAATCCCGTCTGACTGGGTTTATGTTTATTGAATTGTGTTGTAGCTAGACCAAAGCTTTTAATCCCACCTTGATCAGCTCAAGAGTGATCGGATGTGCCCTTCACATCTTTTGATCAGGGGAGCTGCCGCCGTTATGTGTATGGTTATTGTAAGTGTCGCGGATCGATTGCAGCCTGCCCCTCGCGTCATAAATCTGAGACTTCCCCACGATGTCACCCTCTACTGTGACTGACCCGGAAAATACAGCCGCCGGGGCGTCCACAGCCAAAGTTTTATCCGTCTGGATCCTTATCCCCTCCCGAGCCAGGACGACTTCCTGCCCCTGGTCATCGTAAAGAGCGACCTCCCCGGAAGTAAGGCCTGTCAGCCTGTACCGGCGGTCAGCGACACAAATCGCGATTGAATGCTCTCTGTCCCCATCCAAAGCGACAATAAGCGGTTCAGCGCCGGTCTTCGGTTCAGAAGTGAACCCATACGGCTCAAAATGCTCGACATCATCCCGGAGGTCTCCCGCCATTGTCTCGGCCTGAATAGTTCGCATCTTCTTCCTCCCGGCCGATCCCGTCAGGCGTCCTCTGACTATCAAATTCCAAATAGCGTCTTTAATATCATCAAGCATTACTTTCCCGTCCATGCGGCATCAGCTACCGTCGCCTTCACATAATTCCTGCTGCTACCAGTTTTTGCCGCCGCTTTCTTCGTGGCTTTCTTTGCCATCGCCTCATCAGGAGATTCATTCATCATGACGAAAGCTTCAGGCGGCATCAGCGTCAGCTGGGTTTTGGATCCTCCGGAATCTTTCGTAAAGCTGACCTCTGTAATCAAATACTGAGCATCAACCCCCAAAATAGAATCTTTAACCCGGCAGAGCCGATTAACCTTCCACAGGCTGCCGTCGCTTTGCCGCCACCCCTGCACGGTGTAGTGCAAAGCCTGAGCCTGCCCGCGACGGTACTCGGCCAAAAGAACCGACCTTTGCTGGAGATCCGCGGCCGTGGGAGACCCACTTAGCTTCTCTACGTAATACCGGGGGCGCTGTACCAGGCTATCCTCCGCGTACCTGAACGCTCCATTCACAGAAACCGGATGAGTGCTCCCCGAGTTGGACTGCTGCCCCACCACATAGTAACGGCTGAACAGTTTTGAAGAATCAAATGTCTGGTCCCCGGATAAGACGTTTTTCCCTAACTCCAGAGAGTCAGCGGTGCGCCCACCACCGCCGGGGCTCGCCATTACCAAATCGCCGCTTTCATTATCCGTGATGACGAGGGTATGCTTCTTCACCACGCCATCCAAAATCTTTTTTATGGAATCTGTGGCGGCAATAGCCACCGACGCTTTTGGGTCTTTCCCTGCCTTCTGACGGACTACCGACACTCCATACGGTTTTGCCAATAGCTGGAGCGTCTGCGACACTGTCAGATTCGTGAATTGCTTAACGCTCTTAACCGCCATATATCCTTCGGCAAGATCAACGGTTTTACTCGCCCCTTCTATGGACAGTTCGATACCTTTTTCTGAATATGAGAAATTTGTCTTGGTTACGTATCCGGTCAAAACCAGGTCATCATCAATCTTTACCCGCACCAGATCGCCGATCTTAATTTCTATCCCAGTCCCCGCTGACTCACGGGTAAAACCCACTCTGAACACTCTCGCGTAGCTCAGCAGCTTTGAAGATATGCTGACAAGCTGCCACGCGCGGTATTCTTTACCACCAATCAGAAGTTTTACGACCGTTTGTTCCATAATAAAAAAGCGCCCTGTTCCCAGAGCGCTTAATCCCCCTCCTTAACTACCGTCTCATCGGCACCCCGATTCATTGCATATGTAGGTGCGCCCATTTCTGGTGTCTTCCCAAACCTCCCCAAGACCATTCCTTCCGACCCTTCTCATGTCAAGGAATGAAGGTGGTGTTTCCTTTTGGATAGGCTCCCTCAACCTGACGGTTCCCCCCTTCCCTGCCCTAAATACATATCCGCTAGGGGAAACATAAACCCCGTTTTTATCAAACTTCCCTTTTCTGGAAGCAGCAGTAGCTTCTCCATGCAGGGGCTTATCCGGCGACGAAATGGAGGCCCTTCTCTCGGGAGAATTCCCACCAGCCGAAACGGCAGGTATTGCCACAAGCAAACCTAACAGCAATACGAAAATCTTTCTCATGCTCCCCTCCACCAGCCTTAGAAACACCTCTGCGTAGGCAGAAAAAAGCTTCTCATTTCATCTTACTGCCCAGGAGGGACGTTAAAAAGAAAAATTAAGTACTCAAAAGTTTCAGGGGCTTCGCGGGGACAAACGCCGGTCTTCGAATGTCGTTACGCTCAACAATTTCAGTATCCCGCGCGGCGTCTCCGTAGTAATCATAAGCCAGCACCAGCGCCGGCATGATCTCCTCGGGGGTGTAGTCAATCAGCCGGGCTTTGTTTTCTGCCCGGACCGTCATGTCATTCCACACGGACGAGTAAGCCAAAGAAAGCGCTGAGTACACGCTGTCATCCGACACCTTCAGCATCTCATTATCAATCGCGGAAAGCAGGCTATCACGTACCGCAATCATGTCGTCATAAGCCATCACCTGGGAAGGCTGAGTTTCATCTACCCGATCAAGACCCGTCCCAATGTTGCCTGCCGCCCCAACGGCGTTACTGATACTGATCAGCCGGATCCCCGTGTTAATAGCCTCAACAGCCTTCGCGGTTTCATAATCAGCCGTCCCGGATGGGTATAGGATCGAATCCCTTACATTGAAATCCGCCCCATATGAAATCCCCTGGGCAAGATAAGCCACCCGCCGCCAGTCCCTCACCGTTTCTACAAAAGAACCAAGACCAAGCGAACTCACAAGCGTACTCGCAAAAGCACCCGGATCCGTCGTCAGAACCGTCGCGGCCACCTTTGCCAGTTCATCCAGCTTATCTAACTTAAACATCGTGGCGAGCGATTGTATCCCCTCATTTTTCAGGGCCGACTCAAGCTTTCCCACAATGTTACTGACCACAAAATCCTGAGCCCCTGACAAGTCAATTGCCGTGCCCACATAATTCTGTGCCGCCTCAGCTATCCCATCCGCTTTAATACAAACATCATCGTGCGTACTGATTGCGGCCGTTGGGAAGGACAGCTCACCAGATTCCACGAACGTAATTGAAATCTGCGCCAGCCGAAGCCTTGTTGTGTACGTTACCTGGCTGACAGATTGAGGCGTCGCTGTCATCCTCCCTACCCACGGGTCTACCAGTTCGCCCCCGCCCTGCGTCTCGAGCGCCTTAACCAGCGCGCTCATACGCTCGACATAATCCCTCCCGGTCGTGAACGCCTCTACCGTTACAATCCGGGCGGCCCGCCCTAGATCCTCTACAAAAGGTTTGTCTTGCTGAGGGTATTCAAAAAGCACCACTCGCCGTCCCACTTTCAGCTTTGTACTGGTGACATAGAACGGAACTCCGCGGTACGACGCATCCATGAGATTTTTCTGCGCTCCTGTTGCTGCCGATGATACTGTCATTTAGAAAGAATCTCCCGGGTCATAACTCTTCGCGTCCGCCGAAATATTCATGTTGCGGGCATCCAGATTATCGATTCTCGCCTTTGCCCCGTTTTCCCCAACCACATGAATCGTCATGCTGCCAACTCCAGCGGCCGGAGATGAGGGAGAACCACCGGTAGCAGGGACTCCTGGGACTGCGGGTGCAGGTGCTGTTCCTCCTCCGCTCCATCCGACAAGATCTTTCAGCCACGACGGCGCCAGATTGGCCAGCGCGTCAAGCTTCGACATAATCCAGTCAAAAATCGGCTGGAGGATAGGTTTCAAGGCATCCCATGCCGCGCGAATAGGAAACGTAAGCGCGACAAAAGCATCGCGTACCATCCCCGCCAAAAACACAAGCGCTCCGCCTATCACTCTGATAACCGGAGAAAGCCCACGTATGATCGCGGAAATGGCGTCAATCGTTGTCCCTATGGAAACAGCCAGCACTCCTGCAAAGGCCAGAAATACCGTTTTCAAAACACGGATAACCGGGCCCACCACCTCATAAAATTTTGCGGCGAGTATGCGCAGTTTCTCCGAAATGACATCCCAGTGCTGATAAATTACAGTCGCCAGATACACAACCGCGGCAACAGCCCCCGCGATAAGAAGCCCCGGGAGCCCGAAAGACGCCATAAAAACGACTCTCACCCCATTCAGCGCGCTGACAAGCCGGGCGACGCTCATGATAAAACGTCCGATGCCCACACCCGCCAATACAGCGAGAATCGTGTTCACTCCGCCGATAGCGTTAAACACCCACCCAAAAGCGCTGATTACCGATGAAATCACTGTAATGACGGTGTCCCAGGGAACGCGCTCCAAGGCGTCAGAAAATGCCTGAACAGCCTCCGCGATCTTCTGGCTGATCAGCTCTTTGTTTCTCCCGATCACATCTTCCAGACGTTCAACCACCCGTTTGATGACAGGGGCAAGCCGCGCGCCAATGGTCGTCTGCAAAGCTGAAAGTGACATATGGAAAATATCCATTGTGTCGCCAAGCTCAGCTGCCGCCTTGACGTCATCAGAACTGACAACAATCCCCAGCTCTTCAGCTTTCTTTGACATTTCGTCAAGCCCGGCTGCCCCGTCCTTCATCAGAGGGATCAGCCTGGCGGCCAGCTTGTCGCCAAAAACGTCCGTAAGAATCTGAAGCCTTGTCGCGGGATTCTCATTAACCTTGATCGCCTCAGAGAGTTCCCGAAATACCGTTGCGGAATCTTTAACGTGGCCCTTTGCGTCTTTCCATGAAACGCCCAAATCAGAAAACAGTTGGGGAAGATTTTTATTTTCCCCACTCGCGGCCTTCCCCATCTCCCCGGAGAGCTTGGAGAGCGCCCGATCCATTTCTTCGGCGTCCATCCCGGAAAGTTTCGCGGCAAACCGAAGCTTCTGCAGCGCTCCGGTTCCTACCCCTGCCCGCTGAGATGCCTTGTCAATTGCGTCTCCCAGCTCGATAAACGTCTGGACCGAAGAAGCCACAGAGAACAGCCCCGCGCCGCCTACTGCCATCAATGGCGCGAAAACCTTTGAGGCAACGTCCCCAGCGGATCGGCTCACTCTGTCAAAAGCCCGATCAAGGCTCCTGAGATTCGTCCTGACTTTCTTCAGTTTCTCGGATATTTCGTCCTGGCAGGCAAGAACAGTTTTCAGCGAGAATACTTTGTTTGTTGCCGCCATCGTTCTTCCTCTTCGTGAATCTCGTTTGCCTGATACAGCAGTTCCTGGATGTCAGACAAAGGCCGTTCTTCAAGTTCAAAGGGGTTGATGCCCCACCAGTGCGCCAGCTGGAACACCCGCCCCCTGAACTCTTTCTCACTTATTCCGGCGCACCACCGAAAAAACCAAGGACCAGCGCCATCAGCCCAATAAAATCAGAAGCCGAAATCTGATCCACAGTAGACGGAGGAATAGCCGCCAGCCGCTCGATATAGTCGTAAACAACTGCCGCGTCGACACGCTTCTCCCCGGTAATCGGGAAGCCAAGCACCTTGATATCCTTAGCGGTCGGCTCGCGCAGCTCCAGTACTTCAATCGTGTCTTCGCCGCGCTTGATCGGCGCCGTAAGTTTGAATTCTGCCGCTCCCATCAGGACCACGCTCCTTTAACGCCGGTAAAAGTCAGCTCAATTGTGCCTTCTCCGGTTTTGTAGCTCACATCACCGGAAACAAAAGCGTCAGAAAGCGTGTAAACCTTCCCTGTCACCAGTTCCGCGGTGACAGTGAACTCTGTCCCATTCAACAGTTTCTTCAGCGGGAAATCCGCCGTAACATTGAATGTCCCCGAAATAGTCGGGGCAACCGCTTCCTCCGAATATCCGGCAAGCCCGGTAGACCCCATAACAGCCTCCCGCTTCACCTCCGCGGACTGAATGGAAATCGAATTGGAACTGACAGAAAGCTGCTCTCCGTCAACCTTCAGGTAACACGTACCCGCAATGCCTTTAGCCATTTTCTAAATCCTCATTCGTTGTACTGAAGACGGAACTGAACCAGTGTCGCGAAAATCCGCAGCTGATTCACAAGATCGGGCGGCAGGAGTACATCTACCCGATTCGGGTCTGACGCGTTTCTCTCAACAATCAGGTTTTCAGCAAATGCCTCCGCGTTCTCGACAATGCCCTCTGTCTCCAGGCGGGAATACATGGCGATAATTTCTGATTTGATTACAGAAGGCGTAACAATCGCCTGGCCGGGGCCGTAATGCGTCCCGTCATCCGCCAGTTTGCAGCGCGGATACTTAGACGTGACAACACTCTTAAGGCGCCGAATGATGTAAGCCAAAGAATGGAGTGTGTTGCTGTCAAGATAACTGGTATCAGCGTCCCCCAGACTATTTGTCTGATAGGTCGTAATGCAGCGCTCAATTCTCACATACCCACCCGCGACATAACTGGTCGCGATTCCCGATGTAAGCAGTGTCTGCTTCTCGGTAAGGGTAAATCTCTTCCCAATTGGAGAAGGCGTAATCCCAACCAGTTCAAGCGTCTGAAGCGGACGCGCCGGATCATTCTGAATAGCCGTGAGGCAGCTCCCGACCAGCGCCCCAAGAACCTCAACCGCAAGACTCGGGCATTTCGGCTCAACGGCCATCACCGTTAAGTGCTGGTCATTAAGCCCTTTCCCAACCGCCTGAAGGTTACTGACGGTATCACGCTTCGCGGTATACACATGCCCATAAATCTGCCGGGTAGGGCTCCACCTGCCGGTTTTGTCATTCATTTCCGTGGTGAAACTCGCAATATGAGCTCCATCCGCGTATGGCATGGCGATGAAATCATACGATTCATCCCCCATGGCTGTAATAACTGCCTCCAGATCGACCTCTCCCGATCCCCCTGACAGAGTGGCAACTTCGCACGCAATGCCTTCAGGCAGTTCCTCCCCCGCCGCATATCCTTGGAAGTTCAACTGCAGAGCAATGTCATTCCCATATGCGCCGGTATTCTTTGCCTGGATCGTGACAACGCCTTCTGACGCTTCAGCCGTTACCGGCAAATCGGTTTTGGCGTTAATCCCCGCAGTGACCGCCTTCGCAACTGCGGCAGCGTCTGAGGAGTTCGGGATATTAATAGCTACGCAATCCGCCCCAATGTAAACGTAAACCGTTCCCGCCGCCGTGACCGTCCCGGAAAAAGTGAGGGTTCCTGATGCTTTCTTGCCGCCTTCCGGGTCGGAGACAGCAATAGCCCATACTTCGCCGACGCTGTTATTCTCGCGGAACGCTGAATTCATCCGCGCCAGCATCGACCCATGGCCAAAAAGCTCTTTCCCCTGGCTGTCACCGGTAACCAGAACCGGGACTCCGTCTTCTGCCTTGCCACTGGATACCTTCTGCCCAATCAGAAGCGCTTTCAGGTTGTTTGACCCGATATTCGCCTGGGAATTATCAACCTCAGCATAAAAAAGCGGGACCCTGACCCCGCTGGGAATATTTGAAAACGAAATTGCCATTTAAGACCCCGCTTTTTTGTCTAAATTAACCTTAAAACTTACTGCATCAACCCAGTCCGCCGGGGCTGGATCAATTTTCGAATCAATACCTTTCAAATCAGGCAAGCCATCAAGCTCACGACCATGCCCCGTATCTGCGTCAACAACGTCGTAAGAAACAGAGAAAGACAGCTGAAGCGCCAGCCGGGCCCGATTAAGATCCGGATCTGAATAGCCTTCATAGACAATCTCATCCGTCTCGGCGGTTGAGGTTCCTAGAATCGCTTTGAAAATCTCAGCCTTCAGATCTTCAATCGCGTCAAAAGCATCCTGCCCTCGTTCCTGATCAGCCGTAGATACCAAAATAACAACACAAAAGATCTGTTTGACACGCTGTCGGTAATCGGTCCCCATGCTGTCCATGTCTTCCCCGATCTCAGATACCGGCAAAACAAAGGCGCAAGGCATCGGCAGATTGGTAATATCAATGGCCGCGTATTCCGCCGCGCCCCCAACCCGCCCTTCAAAACTCGAGCAGTAGGCTCTAAGAGCTGAAATGATCGTCGCAAGCTTCATCCCGATATGACCCCCGGCTTAAGTGCCTCATCAAGAATTTCCGCCATATCTTTCTGATACGCTTCATTCCCGTATTGATTGGCCGCCTCAACAATCCAGTTTTTGCGAGGAGCCGCTACCTTTTCCCCGTGCCTCTTTTTGTGCTGCTGCCGTCTGTCCGGCTTACGAAGCGCGTTCCTGTCCGCTCCCGGCGCCCTATGCCCCCAATACACAAAAGCGGGGTAATAAGCTCCCCGCTCCCGAATGCTGTTGGTCATATAGTTGGCAATACCAACCGAAAACCCTGAATGGGACACCCGGTACTTAATCGAGCCCCTGAGTTTCCCCGTACTCATCCCCGGGAATTCATCCGCCTTCGAAACTCCTCTGGTACTGACGTTCTTCTTAGCCATCCCCTGGACTTTCTGTCCTATCTTTCGGAATGACCGTTTCAGCACCTTGGTGTCAAAATCGACAAAACGGAAGGGCTTCCGGAACCGAACCGAAAACTCAAGCGCAGATGCTTTATCCATGGAGTGCCTCACATTCAAGTGCGGTAAATCTCCCCACTCCATTCATGTCAGTGACGCGCCGGACGCGATACGTAATCCCATCGCAATCAAGCTCAATCATCCGTTTCAGACTTGGAGGGGTCGTCTGCAGTGACTTTGAGTACCGGATAATGAATCGATCTGTCACGGTTTCTTCAACATTCACCGAGTCCCAGTAATTCTGCCCGCCCACTATTTCGTGCTTCGCCCACGCTTCCAGCATCAATACTCGCTTTTCTGAAAGCGCCGAAGCCCCCGAAGAAGAGAACGCAACGTTATAAATCGCAACCCGCCTTCTCATTTCGCCTACCGTCGGAATCCGCATATCGCCCCTCAAAAAGTTCTATACCCATCCAGCAAATGGTCATAAAACCGCCGGCCGGTAGCCACTGGGCTCTCAGACGCCCCCCGCTTCTCATACAGATCCGTTACGGTCAGAAGCACCCATGTTTTGACTGCCGCGGGGACGGTATCCACAGACTCACACAGCGCGTTGCTATCCGTCCTCTTCACGATCTCCCGCCCACATATCTGCTCACACTGCGCGGTAGCCGCGGCAATATATGCTGTGATAAGGGCGTCATCCTCGGTGTACTCAACACGCAGCTGCTTCTTCGCTGTCTCCAGATCTACGGCGCCAACAACATCACTCATTTTCCCCGCCCTTCTTCACTGCCTTCCGCGGTCTGCCCTCCGGTTTGAGAGCTTTTGCCGCCTGTGCCAGCCCGGCTTCAACCAAAACAACGGCATATGGGTCATAAATCTCTTCAACATCTCCAGCCTTGTGACGACCAATCATTGAAAGGCTGTCTTTCAGAAATTCAATTCGCATACAAAAAGCGGGAGAGTTTCCTCTCCCGCCCCAGTCAAACCAAACGGTTATGGCTTATCAGGCCTCAGGAACAGCGAGCGCGCCGCCGATAACCGCGTTGGAATGCTCGACCGCAAGCGCAAGACGACGTTCAGCGCGGATCGTATAGAGGTTCTTGATGAAGTCATCCTCATTCTGCGCGGCAATGTCGACCACCGTAGACATACGGTCATAGACCGTTGCGGCACGGGCGAAGTCGCCGGCAAGGAACTTGCCCTTAGCCATAGCGGCAGACTCAACTACGCGGGCTCCCCAGATCGAAGACGACGCGAAGGAGTTAGCCGGAGACCCAAGCAGATACACACCATCCGTCGCCTTCAGCCCCTGAAGAACCGCCCAATCCACCGGATTAAGCACTACCGCGCTTGTGCGGAAGCCTGCGGCGTTAATAGTCGCGAAGCTCACGCGGAGCAGGTCAAGCATCGTCGAGCCGGCGCCGCCAATGTCGGCAAGCTTAAAGCTCTGAGCGGTATAGTTCCCCGCTGCCATAATGCCGGACAGATTGGGAGAAGTCCCATTCCCTGTCAGCAGCTGATCCTCAGCCACAAGATTCACACCGTAGATCATGCGCGCGTTGATGAAAGCCTGAAGGGCCGGAGCATCATCAGCAAGCTGACGGGTAATCTTGGTCCAATGCGCGATCACCTGAACAGGGGTCTGCTTCAGTTCGAACTCGAAAGAGGAGGAGGGCTTCTTCGCCGCCTCTGCAACCGTAGCGGCTCCATTCGTGAAAGTCTTCTCACGCATGTACTCAATCGTCTGAGCCGCAGTCGGAATCCTCGGGAAGAGCCCCTCAATCGTAAGCTCACGAGTGTCAAGCGGGACAATACCCGGAACACGATACGGGACCAGTTTTGCCTGAGCCGAAGTGACGGGATTCTCTGCCGACTTATTCGAAACCTCAGCCGACGCGGAACGAGCGCCCGAAGTGCCCTTGAAGCGCTTATAGGAATCAGAGTTTACAAACTGCGCCCCAATCGATTTATCAACCAGATCGGCGGCACCCTCTGCCTTCTGGGCTTTCTGCTGGATATCCAGCAGCTGGCGGGAAAAAAGCACCTGCTTCTCTCCCAGCTCGTCAATCTTCTTCTGAACATCCGCCTGGGCGGCTTCGCCCTTCTTAACGGATTCCTGCATGCCCGCGATAGAGGCGTCAATCTTGGAAAGAGCCTCAAGAGCGGTATTGATTTCTTCTGTTGCCATATATCAGTTCCTCTGATAGTTAGAACCTTCCGGCGATAGTCTTAAGTTTCGCCAGTACCTGTTTTTCAGCTTCAGACTCAGAATCCCTCTGATCCCTTTCGCTGAGAATCAGCTCTTTGGCCTTCGAAATAAAGGCCTGAGCCTGAGCTTTGGACAGGCCTGCGTCCCGCAGGTTCTCTTCAAGCTCCCGAATAGAAATTGCTCCCTGAATGTCTTCACACTTCACCAGGCCAATACGCGCCCGGTCATCAGCGGGGAATGTGCAGACCGAAATTTCCCGCAGCCCGGAAACTGATTTGATGTTCCGTCCGCCGTCCTCGTTCCAGTCATAGTCCTGTTTGGAAAGCAGGATCCCAACGGAGAGCCCGTCAATCGTCCCCGCTCTCATCGCTTCATAGACATCCCGGGCCTTTTGAATCGAAAGGGTCAGCTTCCCTTCAACATAAAGTCCCTGGGCGTTCTCCTTCATCGCCGTATACCGACCAATCGGGAGATCCATCGTGTTGTGGTTCAGGAAGATCGGCGGCATTTTCTCTCCCAGGACCTTTTGATAGGCTCCGGGGAGAATGGTGTCACCATAGCTGTCAATGCCGTTGAACTTTGAGGCGTAACCGCGGAAAACTCCCGCGTCTCCTTCTGTCTTCAGTTCCACATCATCGAGCGAAAGCGTCTTTTCAATAATCTGCGTCATATGCGCCTCACTGCTTAATTGGTTCCCCCAGCGGGGTCTGGCTGGTGTTTTTCTGCTCCCCAAGCTTGTCAAGCGGGACAAGATTGTTCTGGGCAGTCAGCGCGTCCGCGCCATCCACAACCGGAAGGTTCTCGAGCCGCCTCACCTCATTCCGTGTCATGAAGCCGTTCTGGAGTGCTTTGCTGTAGCTGTCATACCGACTGGCGATATTCGCTCTCTGAAGCGCGCTCATCTTGAACTCGCAATTAAGCGTCTCGCTTTCGAGAACCGTAAACAGCGTTTTCGTAAGCGTTTGTTCAAGGCCAGTGCAAAGCGGCTGAATCGTCGACCGATAAAAGCCTTCAATAATCTGCTCAAGCCCACTTGCCGCCGTACCGCCAGAGCTATTAAGAAGCGCGCTGGGAACACCAAACCACCTACCTATCTCCTCAATCCCAAACTGCCGGGTTTCCAGCAGCTGCGCGTCAGCGGCCGACATCGCGATCTGCTGATATTTCATATCCCCCGGAAGAACATGAAGCCAATCGCTTGAATTCCCGGTCACCGGCGGGAGATTCCCATATCGCTCCCTCAGCTGCCGAATCTGGTCTTCCGTCAGATCCTGGTCAATCATCAGCAGACCGGTCAGCTGGTTGCCATTACCGTACATCGTTGTGGCATTCTTCTGCGCATTCACAAGCTCTGCCGTGGTTGCCTGCATATACTCGAGCGTAGACAACCCCACAATGCCGTTCCCCAGCCCCTTCCAATGCAGAATTTTGTCGGCTCTGAACTCGTAGAGGTTCCCGTCCTTGTAATACTGATAGACAACCTCGCCATTTACCACGCCGACCTCCATCTGGTCAGCGGCAAGAGGTGTCAGACTCACAAGCTGCCCCGCACCGTCCCTTGTAATGAGCGCATACGCATTCCCTCGAAGGAACCGATTCAGCCCCATCGCGAGCCAGAAATCATGCGGCGTCATATTGGCATTTGGCGCGCGGAGCACCTGCCACACTCGGCAATTCCGTTCTTCCTCCCGATTCCCATCAGAATCTCTGCGATAAACAACAATGGGCAGAGACGCTATTGTTTCCGCAAGCAGAGTGACGCATGACCATACTGCCGAAAGCTGAAGGCCATGGTCCGGCGGAATCGGACGGACGCCGCTGACGGCTGCCCCCGTTGGCAATCGGTTCTGGACCCCGGACGCGTCGCCGATAGGTGAGCCCCACCCCACCATATGGGCAATAGACCCAAAAATAGAGGATATCTTCATAATTTGAGAAACTCATTCAAATCCATTGCCCGGTGCTCGTCATTCAGCAATGCCCGGGAGAGCGCCATGATCCCTGCTACAACCCCGTCAATCTTGTTCTCCGGAGCGTCCTTCCTGGGATAAATGTTCTCCTTGACATCAACATGACAGACCACGTTGCTTACCATCCATGTAAGAACCGGGTCTCCGTTGAAATGCAGACGATGATCAAGTACCAATGCCTGAAACTGCTTCATAGGATCAGAAAGGTTCGCGACGGTCTGTTTGCAAAGCACCATAGGCACACCGTCATCGCTGAGTTCTTTCGAGAGCTGTACGGCCTGGAATGGGTCATAAGCCACTGATTGAACGGAGTAGCGCCCACAATCCTCAAGGATTGAATCTCGTATCTCGGCGAAATCCGTCACTGGGCCTTCACAAACATGGAGATCCCCCAAGTACTCCCACCCCTGGTATTGAGAATTCACCCCTCGTTCAATCGCCGTTCTTGGGAGCCAATAATCCCCAAACAGGTAATAGTGGCTGGCACCATCAATCTTTCTCTGGAAAATCTTCACCTTCGCCGTCATGTCGCTCGTAGACGCAAGGTCAAGCCCCAGCCAGCACGGCTCTCCGTCAAAATCCGACTCATCCAGACTTTCATCCGCGCAGGCATCCCACGCCTTCATGTCCATCCAGCCGACATCCGCGTTGCACCAGACATCAAGATGCTTCGTCTTGAAGTTGTTCTCAGCGCTGGGCGTCGCGATCGCTTTTGCCTGCAATGCCCGTATGACCTCAGGCCGGACAGACACTCCCCAGTTCGGGTTGGCTTTTGCCAGCGCCTCGTCACTCTTCCAGTCATCATCCGGATCCAGCGTGTAGATGATCCCAAAATAGGATTCGTCCTGAAGCGACCCTGAAAGAATCTTTGTTACGAGCGTGCGCTGCTCATAACAAATCCCCGTCCGGTCAACGCCTGCCGTTGTGATCGAAACCATTAGCGAATTTCTGCGCTTCCCCAGCGATGTCTCAACAACGTCGAAAACGTCTCTCTTCTTATGCGCATGGAGTTCGTCAATAATGGCCAGATGCGTGTTCAGGCCATCCAAAGTAGACCCTTCCGCACTCTTCGCCTGAAAGGTTGAATTGGTCGCGGGGACATACAGTGCGTGCGCAGTAACCTCCAGCCCATACGCTTCCTGCAGCGCGCGATTACCCCGCGCCATCGTCTGCGCATCACCAAAGACGATTTTCGCCTGCTCCCGCGTTGTCGCGAAGCTATACACCTCTGCCCCGGGCTCGTGATCCGCACAAAGGCAGAAAAGCCCAATTCCCGACAGAAGCGTCGACTTGCCGTTCCCTCTCCCGACTTCCACATAGGCTGACCGGAATCGCCGATTACCCGCCTTCGACTTCCACCCAAACAAGGTAGTCAGGAGAAAACATTGCCAGGGCTCTAGGTGAATCGCCCTGCCCGCTAACTCCCCCTTTGTGTGCGTCAGATTCTCAATGAACCAGCATGGCCGGGAAGCCTCTTTTTCGTCAAAGTAGTAGTCACCACCCTCGGGACCCCATCGCCTCAGGTCATTTAACTGGCGCTGAACTGCCTGCTTCACAAAGGAACAAGCGGGCACACTCCCATCCAATACGCCGTGCATGTACTCCTTGGCTATGGCAACGTAATCAGGTTTCTTCATCAGGCTTCAAAAGGATTTTTCTCTAACAGCTCTTCTTCCTGCGCGGGCGCGTGCGCGCGGGAGACAGGGGTAAAACCAAGCTCTTTTTCAAGCTTGATCAGCGTCCCGACAAGAATCTGCATCGCTTGAAACTCCGGGCTGAGTTTCCTCCTCCCGGTCGTTTCTTCCTCATCAAAAAGGGCTCCATGCTCTACTGTTTTTGCCATCCGACGCCACAGAGCATACGTGCGGCACCATTGCTCAAGCGCCGGCCCGTCTACAACCGACAGCCGCCCCTTCGGCGCGTTCTTGACCGCAAGCACCCATACCTCTTTTGCGTCTCCCGGAATCCCGACGGGAGGTTCTTCAGATAAAACACTCCCCGAAACCGGGTACGGCTTGGAAGAACGGCATTTCTGCAGCGTCCCTCTGGCCGATTTCTCCGCATCGGATTTTCTGAGCCTGGGCATATCCAAAAATTGAAAAGCACGCGTAAAAAATTGGTGAAGGGCGCGGTCTCAGGGGCTTTTGCGTCCAAAATCTGACCCGCCTCACCCCCTCTTAAATCACGGGGCTTGCTGGCTCAGCATGCTGGTGAGCGTGTGTTTGATCAGCTCCATAGAGATAGGCACCATCAGTTCAGAAGCTGTACGCTTCACTTCCCTCCAGACCTTGCTGGAACGGAGAGCGTCAAGCATGTCGTGCCCGGCAAAGGTCAGCCTCGGGTAGGCTTCTCTGTCATACCCCCAGCTTCCATCCTCAAGGCGGCGGACATGGAGACCTTCAATAAGCCCCGCGTCTTCCGCCAGCAGAAGATGCCCGCAGTACAGATCCTCGTCTGCTTCGTCAATGGACGTCAGGCGATCAATGACCCGCTCTCGTTCTATGTCTTCAAGAACGTGTAGCAACTGTTCCCAGTCTCTAACCATGCTTCACCTTATTCCTAAAGCCGCCTTGCCCCTGCTTCGTCAGCTCACCTTCTCCGATTCAATCAGTTTGACCAAGATGTTTGTTTTGCAATCACTGAGCCGGGACGACAGATTCAAAACATTGAGTTCCCGAAGCCGCCGTCCTCGCTGGCAGTCTTACGGCTATGGCACGCATGGCACAGCGCCTGCCAGTTGTTCTGATCCCACATAAGCTTCTGGTTCCCCCGATGCGGAATGATGTGATCCACATCAGTTGCCTTAACCAGCAGCCCACGCTTCAGACACTCCTCACATAGTGGGTGTTCTTTCAGGAATGCCGCTCTGCGCTTCCGCCACTTAGAACCATAGCCACGTTCAGCGGAAGAGCCTTTGAATCTCTTCCGCCTTGCTTCGCGTTCCGCCGCCAGTTCTTTGCCCTTCTCTTTATGGCGGGCACAGTACTTATCAGACAGAGGGATAGCTTCCTGGCAGCCTGGGTAAGCGCAAATATGCAATAAAGCCATCTTCAGCCCTTCCTGAGGGGCTCCGAGACGAAATTAGGCAAGGATTGGGTTTCTAGCACAGATCCTTTGACCATAACCTCCCCAAAAATTCGGACTTGATCTCCGCCTATTTCAACCCTGGAGTCTTTGCCCAGCTTAAGGATGGCCTTCACACCTTTTCTGCTGTTTTCGTTTCTCTCCACGCGAAGTCTCCCGCACAAAAAAATCCCCGGATCTGCGTACGGATCCGAGGATGGAGTTGTATATCTGGAGGAGTTAACCAGCACCTACACGCTGTTTCTTTCGGGCACAACAAGAGAGCCAACCGGCTCTCCAATCGTACTTCTTGCGTCTTTCGCTTACTGGTACTTCCAATTGTATCCCATTATTTTATTTTTTCAAGAGCAATCCCGAGCGTAAAACTCCAGGATATTAGAAAGCATGACCGAAGCGCTGTGGATCTCCTCATCGAACCTTCTTTTGCTTAGCCCCATCGCCCGGCCAATTCTTCCTACCGAGAGAGACGGGCGAAGGTAGAGCGCGCAAACCATAAGCCTGTACTTCTCCGGATAGAGTGGAGAACACAGCGCTCGCTCAACCCTGGCGGCGTCTTTTACATCTACAGGGCTGCAATCTTTCTCACACTCGTTCGCTATGCCCCTGCCTTCCGCTCCGTACAGGGCGATCATCTTCGCAAGCCACGATGCGCGTAAGCATGATCGGTCCCTGTAAACTCTCGCCCAGTTCTCAAGCCTTGCGTTCAGATCCCGGTCTTCGATCACGTATCTCTCCCGTCAGAACTCATCAACATCCCATCCACCGCCGTTCTTTTTGGCGCGCGGATAGACAACCTTCATCGCGAAAGGGAAGGAAGTCGCTACCACTTTGACCTTGCACTTCGCATCGTCAAAGAAGACTCGCGGGCTGCCCTTGACCTCATGCAGCTCCAGTCTCCCATCCGGCAGGAGAACCATGAAGTCCGGCGTGTACCAGCAAGTGCCATCAGCGACCTTCAGTTTCAAAGACTCAAACCAGTAGTCAGCCACTCTCCCGCTTTGTTTCTCTCCCTCCAGATACTGCGCGTAGCTGGACTCTGTGCGGTTAAGCTCTCCCTTCTTCATCCGGCCTTTCGCTCTGAGAGCCGTGAGACCATAGTTCTTGTGCTGAATTCTGAGAATCATTCCACCCTCCATCAAAACGGGACATCCTCGTTAGGGGCAGATGCGGTGTTCCGCGGGATATCTCTCCCCTTCGCCGCAGCGTACTGGGCTGTCGTAGTGGACGCGGCAGGCACCGTTCCCTGAGGCTTTGCCCCCAGCTGCAGGGACTCGCAGATAACCTCTGTCGCGTAACGCTCCACTCCCTGCTTATCGGTGTACTTCCGCGTATGCAGCCGCCCCTCGATATAGACCTCAGAGCCTTTCACGAGATACTGCTGAGCGACTTCCGCCGTTTCCCCAAAAACCACGACGTTATGCCACTCAGTCTCTTCTTTCTTTTCACCATCCCGACCCTTGTATCGGCGGGTAGTGGCAAGCGCGAGGCGGCAGATTGCCAGCCCCTGCGCGTCGCTCGTCTTGGGGTCTCTCCCCAGGCGACCCAGAAGGATCACACGATTTACTGATGCCATGCTGTACTCCTATCCTTACCTTTGATACCGTTTCCCGGGGCGAGAAGGCGCCTTCCTGCCCTCTCTTCTCCATCGCCGCCCTTCTGTACTGAAAATCTCATTTCGAATCTCCTGACGCGTTTGAATCGCCCCCGGACGCCGGCAAATTGAGCTTCCAGCGGAGATACCGGATCCGCCGTACCAGCGCCTCGACGTTCGAGGCCCCAACCACCCCAACGGACGGAACGCTCGCGAAATAAACCGGGTAAGAGAGTGAGTGGTAGATCCAAACGCCCTCCCGATAGGCAACAGCCTCAGAATTCCCCATGGCAGCGGCCGCCATCCCCCACCTATCCATCTGGGGACCCACGACGCCTTTGATACTGGCCGTCTCTGCCCGGCGCTCAGATAAGTCCCGCACTCTTTTCATCAACCCTCTGTCCATACCGCCCAACTCCTCAAAACCTTCCTCTGAAATCCCGTACGCCTTTGCGATCTGCCGCATTACCGCCCGCCAGGCCTCGTCTCGGGCCTTTTGGTCTTCACTCATTCATTCTTTCCCCTCCACATAACCGGGTTCGAGATACTTGAGTGCGCTCTTCGGCAGATCGCTGCCCGCTGCCTGCAGTCGCAGAGCCCACGACTGAAGCTCCCCACATTTCATCGGGCAGGGCATCGCTTGGCTTCGGCAGGTGAGCCTCAAGGTAAAGCCTCGACCGGACTTTGCCCGTGATGGATCTGAGGAAGGCAGGATCCCCGAGCTTCTCCCCGTACTGAGTCTCGAGGTAGCGCCGCTTTATCCCAGAAAGCGGACGACCCGCGGCAATCGCGGTGATCCCCTCCCACTCCCAAAAGTCTTTCGGGCGCGCCCCCAGATCCCTGATGGCCTTAAGGCTGCGGTCGACAGCCCGGGCAATGGCAGGATCCGCAGGGCGCACTTCAGCGACAGAAATTTCACTGGCGCTGGCCTGGTGGGTCTTTTTCTCCAGAGCGCGTTCTCGGATTTCCCGGGCAGTCTTCACGATGTCGGCCGGTGCCGGCATTTTGCTGTGCCTCTTTGGCCAGTCGGTAAGCGCAGAGATAGCCGCCCATGCGGGGACTTCGTCTTCAAGGCAAGAAAGCCAAAGAAGCAGTGCCTTTTCTGATGGGGGTCTTCCGTCCAGAAGATCGGCCAGCCCCAAAAGCTGCTCACTGATTTTTTTGACGTCGGAGCCTTCGTACTTGAAGCCTGTCATTTTTCAGTTTCCTTCCTGTTGTCAGTCAGCCCCAGAGCTTTGATGACAAAATCGACCTTCCTGTCATTGCTGGAGCGAGAATCGAATTCAGCCTGATAGTCCTTAACCGCCTGCCACTCGGCGTTGATAGAAATCCATCCCTTGGTCGCACAAAGCTCTACCGCCTGCTGGATGCTCAGCTCGGATCTGAGGACCTGCGCTTTAAAGTGCTTCCACGCGGTTTCAGTGAGCGGTGAGTGCTTTGCCTTGCGTACCGTCATCCAGTCTCTGAAAGCGGACTCGGTGAGCTCGACACCGAGCTCCGGAGGTTTGAATGCCTGATGAGTTCTGGTTTTCTCTTTCGACGCATCCGGGATCTCGGAGAGCGAGAAGAGGTGTGTCTGTGCCTCCCGCTTCGCCAAAGGCGAGGGGGGAGGTAGGGGATTCTCTCCTTCCTTGTTAAGTTCCTTGTTAACTTCCATGTTAGGGGTCGACTTTTCCACCCCCTCCGGGTCGACTTTTCCACCCTCCCCGGGTGTACTTTCATACCCGGTAGACTTCCCGACCGGGTCGACTTTTCCACCCGGTATAGACAGTTGATACTCGGTCTTTCCGCCCGGGTTCCGGGTGTAAGTCACATAGCCCTTTGCTACCAAAACTTTCAGGGCTTTCCTTACGGTATCTTTACAGACTCCGGTATCCCGCATGATTGTTCCTATCGAAGGGCAGCAAAGTTGCGTAGCGCCGTTTTTCCTATGTGCGAGGCAAAGCAAGATGTACTTGTCCATTCCTCCGATATCAGAAACGTCCCATGCGCGGTCTTCTTCTTTGAACATGCGTCCACCTCGTCATGAGACCCTCTTGCCCCTGCGTGATTTCTTTGGAGGTCTAAAAAAATTCGGGCAAAGGATGTATTCAGGGATCCCTGTCAAGGCAGAAACTTTTGCCGCATACCTATACGAGACATACCCAAGCTGCCTCCATCTGCTCACTGCTTGATGCGTGATTCCCAAAGCATCCGCCAGTTCGATGTCAGTTTTGCCAAAAGCCGCCACAGCGCGATCAACTGGGTTAGTAACTTGGATCCGTTCCATTTTATTCCGTACAGCAATTAAAGATAGCTTAATGTTATATTTTTATGCGTAGAAAAGCAATAGTTAGTTGACTTTAATTTGTTCGCCCATTGCTGTATAAGTGCAAATAACAATTGCATTAACGAGGAGGCGCGGCATGACGTTGCAAGAGCGTTTGCGTGGGCTGATGGCAAGAAAGGGGCTAACTCAGCAGCAGGTAGGTGATGCCGTCGGCGTCACCCGCCAAGCCGTCGCTAGGTGGCTTGCTGGTCTTAGCGAGCCAAAAGGCAAAACCTTAGGGAAACTTGCATCTTTTCTCGGATGCACGGCTGCTTGGCTACAATTCGGTGAAGGCGATTCAGTCCAAGCTTTTATTGAAGGTGAAGAAACTCCACCAGACGGGGTTGTTGAAATTAGGGAATACCAGCTGCGAGCATCGTGCGGATGCGGCGCTGAGAATGACTGGGAAGAGATTCATAACAGCCGGGCAACGTGGTACCGACGCGAGTTTTTCGACACCAGAGGCGTAAAACCGGAGCAATGCCGCAGAATAACGGCTCGTGGCGACTCTATGGAACCTTTTATTTTTGACGGTGATCACGTACTTTTTGCCGAAGAAATAGAACCTGTTCAAATTAGAGATGGCCATTTATATGTACTCGCGATTGCTGGCCAACTAAAAATTAAACGCCTTGCTTCTGTAAAGGGAGGCATAGAAATTCGTAGCGACAACCCAACCTATGGGACTGAAACCTATAAGGGGGACGAACTCTCGCAAATAAAGATATTTGGTAAGGTGCTTGAGATAAGCCGCGCTGTATAGCAACCCCTAAGTAGCCTAACAAGCAATCATGTTTGATAAAAAGCAAAACATGGTTGCTTTTTTATGCTTTTAATAGCAATTTTCTATTGCTTATTCTTGATTGATGATGTAATCTTCAAATTGTCAAAAGTAAATAGTGAATAGCAATTAGCAATAAGGAGCCCTCATGTACACCTACCGAATCAGCGTCAAATCCAATTTCGCGGATATCGAAGGAACCTTCTCTCAGGAGAAGCCCTTGACCTTTGAGGACTTTATCCGCCTCACAAGTGATTTCATGCCATCAGGCGACGAGATTGATGAATCAGCGCACGAAGCTACGGACAAGGGGGATTGGTTCCACATCTACCGCAAGGTAAAGACTCGTACAGGCGGCGTAGCTACCGCCGAGTGCGAGCTGATCGATTAACAGGAGACAGACATGGAAAAAGACATGAACAAAGAAAAGCTGGAAATGCTGATCCGCGACACGAAGTTCGCAGTCGAACAAGTTGGCTACGCGGCACGGTGGTACGCCGACGGAGGGTTCCAGGCTAAAGACTCAGCCGTCTACGTGAGGAAGATTTTAGAGGCCGCAAAGCTCGCGGCGCTCCGGGTTGAGGTTCTTGCCAACGAATTTAAGAAGGAGTGCGAGGAATGACAGCCGTCAAGCTTGATAAAAACGCCGCCCGGGATATTTGGGCAGCCGAGCTGAGAAACGGAGCCGAAGCGTTTAACAGGTTCGGCCCCGTAACAGGGAATCTAGTCGCGGTCCTTAAGGGGTTACATGAGTCCGTGGATGGCGGCGCTGACGACCCGCTCGGCTTCTTCCTCAGTGAGCCCGGTGATAAGCGTCTGCCTGAGGCAAAGGAGGTACATAGCGTCGGCTCTGGCCAGATACCCAAGCATAGGCGGGAGTTTGTTACGTATTGCCTCATTTACCTTCTGTTCAAAGATATCGGCCTGCCCCGGGGGGACCTCTTTGAGGTCACCTTTAACACTATTTTGGAATCTCTCCTGGTTGAACGCCTGAAGGAATGGAAATCCGATAGCACCGCTCTCAATCCCCGCGATGATGATGTCGGCGGCCTCGTCGGTGGCAAAGGCGTTTGATGGCTTATCCATGAGTTTCCTCCTGTGAGTTGATTTGAATGCGCGGTTACTGGTGGGTACCGCATTCCGATCTTCTCACGGGGGGACCTGAAAAGAAAGAGGAAGCAAATGAAAGACAACGTCATCTTGGGTACAGCCCTGTTCCTCGCACTCATCGGCGCGGCAACGGTGCTCGGCTGGGTGTACTGGGCAATCTGCGCAATCGCGGGGGCGTGAGATGGAAGACAAAAAGTTAACTGCCGAGACGGCCAGGCAGATCTGGTCGGAATGGCTGAAGGCCAGGGCAGGCAAATTTACTCCTGGAGAACTCATGGATGAGTGCTCAGATTTGCTTGGCCGTTTACAGCAGAGGTTACCGGAAGAATATTCCAGGCAACCTCTTGGAAGTTTCTTAATTCCCGAGATCCATAGTGAGGGCGTCAATCAGGCTTCGGATATAAATGGCGTCCGCTCTGCCATAGAAGCTCATAGCCTCCGGGATCTTCTGAGACAGAGATCCCTCAGCAATGCTCATTTTGTTTCTGGCGTAAACGGCTTTGATGATCTTTTCTGCCTCTTCCTCATTGAACTTCTGGAGGAACGGGAAGTTGATCGAGCCGCTTCTAATGCCCTCAAGAAAGAGCTGGGAAGCCTCTTCAAAGGAGCGTGAGATGACGAGTGTTCTCTCTGAAAATGTTCGGTTGCTTGCCTATGCGTTTATCGCTTTTGATGTGATCTTTGTTATTCAGGCCATCTTCGGTCTCATCAGGAACAACAAAGATCGGGGGACTCAAGAAGAGGTGCGCAGATGCATGACTTCTTTTCTGATTGATAACCATATCGATCAATTAATTGACCGCAGGTTGAGATTAAAGAAGCTTGCCGATACGGACAAAAACGCCAACGGGAACGATATAGCTGGCAAATAAGATGACAGCAAACACTTCCATTTTAGGTTCGACTGACATGAGAAAAGACGCCTTCTTGCCCCTATACACCTTGCTGCCAATTTTATGGCTTCTCTTGTGCAACCCATCAGACGGGCCCCACATGAGAGTGTTTGGGGCGTCCAAGAACCCGGCTGGGGCAAGCTTGCATCCAAAACCAACGGCATTCGAGAAATACACGCTGATTTTGGGATTAGTCACTTTAATGTCCAGAAGAAATTTATCTCCGCCTCTGACAAAAGTGGCCTCTGGCATTCCAAAAGCAAACATGACAGCTGCAAAGTATGCGGCAAGGGCGCACAAAGAAAGCATTTACGAATTCTCCTAAGGGATGGATGGTTGAGTGATGAGCGTTTACCAGGTTCGCTCGAACTCAATCATCCCACCTGGGAGAAAAGGAACTCAAATGAACTATGTAACACTGATTTTTAGGAAAGGAGCGTGAGATGGAAGGCACAGCAAAGGTATACGGCGCGGTGCTGGAAGTCGCCCGCGATCTTGGCAGAGCCGGCATCGGGAAGCGATCCTCTCAAGGGCTGCGGTTCTCATACCGCTCGATTGAAGATGTGCTGGCGGCTTTAAACCCGCTTCTGTATCAGCACCATCTGATCATCTACCCAGAGCGAATTGACCAGGAACCGGAGCAGTCCGTCAGCACTCGGGGCGGCGGTGTGCAGCGCCTTGTTCGGACAACGATTACATACCGTTTTGTAAGCACTGAAGACGGGAGCTCCTTTACCGCGCAGGCGCTCGGAGAAGGGCTTGACAGCAGCGACAAGGCAAGCGGCAAGGCGATGAGTTACGCGTTTAAGAGCGCGATGTTCCAGACCTTCTGCATCCCGGTTATCGGCATGCCAGACCCTGACGCCGAACAGGGAACCGAGATAGCCGCGGCGCCGGTCTCGCAGGATTTGCTGGACCGTGCCCGTGACGCCGCTATGAGCGGTCTCGAAGGATACAGAGCTTTCTTCAAGAGTGTCTCTCAAACTGAGAGAAAGAGCCTCGTCTCGTCAGGCGAGCACGAAAAACTGAAGGCATTTGCTGAAGGAGGAGAAGGAAATGCAGGCTGAATCACTTAGCCACGGAGACGCAAACCCACTCCAGCGAACCGCGAAGTGGTTCTCAGACCGTTGCGGCTGTCTCACGGCCTCCCGCGCGGCTGACGCGCTGGCGATATCGGCGAAGACCGGGAAACCGCTCAAATCCAGGCAGGATCTGATTGATACACTGATCGCGGAGCGGGCAACCGGAGTTACGCAGAGTCCCGGGACAACCTGGGCGATGCAGTGGGGGATTGATCATGAAGCTGAGGCACGCGAGGCGTATGAAGCGGCTACAGGCGAGATGGTGGATCTGGTGGGCTTCATCCCGCACCCGGATATTCCTTGGTTTGGAGCGTCTCCGGATGGCTTGGTCGGCTCGGATGGGCTTGTAGAAATCAAATGCCCACAGACTGTCACGCATCTGCGCCGAGTGGCGGCAGGAGTCCCGGCTCCAGAGTACCTCCTGCAGATGGACGTGCAGTTAATCTGTACTGGCAGGAAATGGTGCGACTATGTTGACTATGACCCGCGGCTTGAGGCAAAGAATCCGGAGCTCACGCTTTTTATCCGGAGATATGAACCCGCCCCCGAACATCTTGCGGGGACGCTTGAGGCTTGTCGGGTATTCCTCGCGGAGGTCGACAGCCAATATAGGAAGCTCATGAATCTTGGAGAGAGGAGAGAACAAAATGTGTGAAGCGAAATTCTCAATTGAAATCGGAAATGGCAACCCTAAACTGCTGATCCGTGTTGGGGCTTTCAACACACTGCAGGGTGATTACGTGCTGAAAGATAAAGAGACGTGCGAGCGGCTGAAGGCTCTGATTGATCAGGCGGAGGACTTCTTCCCCTCTGAGGGCAAAGGCCTTAAGGAGAGCGGAAATGCCCGCCAGTAAGAAGCCTCGAAAGAAGCACCACCATAAAGTCACCTGGGCGAGCGCTGAGAAACATTGCAGTTTCCTGATCCGCGGTGAGGACTGGACGCCTGACATGCTGAATGATTTCGCGCAGGACTTCCTCTTCCCCCTGGACGCGATCTACTGGAGCAAAGGGGAGGATCCTTCCATGAAAAGGCTTTTCGGGAGAACCAAGGATCAGCTCGTCATGGCGTGGGTGCTTGGGAATCTTCTCATCGAGCGGGATGAATACCGGGAGGTGATCGCTGAGGCGAATAAGTGCCTGCAGGCGGCGTTTAACTGCTGGCTGGATCACAAGAGGATCCTTTACCCGCAGCTGAAGCGATGCAAACACCTGATGCTTCAGCTTTTTGAGGCTATCACCTCGGTCTATCAACCACATGAAGTCAACACCTGCCACAGCCAGGAGTCTCGGAACCTCTGGGTTTTCGATAAGGCTGAAGCCGAACTGGACGGGATGCTGGGGCTTAAGGGGAAGGAGATCCACTATGCCTGAAGAAAAAATCAATCACCCGGCGCACTACAACCAGCTGCCGCACGAAGTCATCGAGATCGTTGCTGATCGGGATTTCTGTTCTGGGAACGTTGTGAAGTACCTGATGCGCGCCCCATATAAGGGAAATGCAGTTGATGACCTGAAAAAGGCGCGCTGGTATCTGATATGGCTCCTGGAGCATAACTACCCGATAGGCTCGCGCGATCTTTACCATAAGGAATACAGAATGACTTGTGAAAACGCTAATGCGATCAGCGGCCCTGGAGCCAAAGAAATCTCAAAAGCAATCAAGCTTTTTGTGTCCGGATATGGGGAGGAAGCTTTGGCCGCTATAGATAAAGCAATAGATGAACAGGAGAGCGAGAAATGAGGAAGCGTGGCAGAACAATCCCCCCGCTGGGGTTACTGATGGTGGATGTGAAAGAAGCCGCGGCCATGCTCTCGATTGGGGAAAGCACCGTGTGGAAAAAGGTGAAGGAAGATCCCTCGTTCCCTCAGCCCGTACGCCTCAGCCCAAAGTGCACGAGGTTCAAGGTAGACGATATCAGGAAGTGGGTGAAATCCGTCGGTACGGGAGTCTCAGCGTGAGTTTGGGGGAACCGCGTAAAGCTCAGCAGCAATATCTTCAATATGCTATATTTTCCCTGCCCGGATTCCGGGCGCGGGATTGGCGTCCCGACTGTTAGGCGCATAGCCGCCTCATGCGGCTTTTCTTATGCGTGCAGGTCACCTTTTATGGGTGGGCTTGCAGGCTCCCTTTGGGAGGCCGGCTCCTAACACCGGTACGCCAACCTGCAAGGCCTGCCCGCCACACTTGGCGTTGTGGTGGCAGGGATTTAATTCCCTTGTTAGGAGACATGCTTATGTCTAATCTCTCTGTGTTCTCATTTGAGAAATCCCCCGTAAGAACTGTCCTCGTTTCGGGTGCCCCGTGGTTTTCGTCTGCCGATGTCGGCAAGATTCTTCAACTCTCGAATATCCGTGCTTCTGTTGCGCTTTTGGATGATGACGAAAAGGGTGTAAATACAATTGACACCCCCGGCGGAAAGCAAGAAATTTCAATCGTTTCTGAGTCTGGTCTTTATGCTCTGATTTTCAAAAGCCGCCGTCCAGAAGCTAAGAAGTTTCGCCGCTGGGTGACAAGTGAAGTGCTCCCCGCTATCCGCAAGACCGGGAGCTACTCAGCAGCCACCCTCAATATCGCAGTCTTTGGTTGTACAGCTGCTGAGTATAAAAACACCAATCCCGAGCCAAAAGGCAATATGCGCGACAACGCCTCTATCGAGCAACTGCTAATTCTCAACCAACTCGAGTCGCAAAACGCACTGTTAATTCGCCAAGGATGGCCCAAACCACGCCGGCTGCGCTACCTGTGCGAAGAGGCCCAACGGCAGATGAAATCTCTCACCACACATGGATTACCCGGCGCAGACGAACTCAAAAAAATACCTTAACCAGATATTGTGGTTAGTTAAAACAGGCGAAATCACCAGTTTTAAAAAATATCGTTTATAAACATAAAATTAAAAAACTGCAAATGTAACAAATTATTATCCAGGCACAATATGCGGTAAAAGCATTCAGCCCTATTGAATCCATCTTTTGGGGCTTCTTTTTTGTTTAGCTAAATCTCCGGCGCTTGAACGGTTATACCGCTGGAGCTTAAAGCGCTGCCAGTTTATCCGACATGAACCAATGACATGCAGAATTTCCCCCAGGCATCGTAGACCTCACGCATATCACCCAGAGCCTGCTCCCGATCGTACGCGCACTGGTAGGACTCGTTGCGGTGATCCAAGCAGCTTTCTCTCAGATCGCGCGAGAACGGCTTGTGGGAGTATCCCTTGGCATCCTTGGCCCAGGTATTGAAAGTTGCCCGCGCGAGCCCGTGGAGGGTCACTATACGGGGTTTGCCGGTCTTCGCATGGAACTGATCGGGGTCTACCCAGCCAATCCCGTCAATTCTTTTCTGTTTGTCGTGCATGCGCTTAATCAGCGCCCGGACAGAATCACGGGAAAAAGGAGAATTTCTCCCCTTGTTCACATTGGGGAAAATATAGGAATCTGGAGACCTCCCTACCCGTGGGGCTGATTCCAGCAGCTGAACGGCTTCTGGGCAAAGCGGTGTTTTGCGGTCAAAGGGAATCTTTTCGCTCTTCACCTTCATGCGGGCACGAGGAATAACGTGCAGCCACCTCCCATCATCATCCTGCTGGATTTCCCCCCATGTTGCTTCACGCGCTGTTGTGTTGCGCGCTGAAGTAAGGATCGCGAATGCAAGACAGCGGGCCGTCTGACTAACCGGGACAAGCTGCATAAGTGCCTTAAAGAAAGCCGGCATACGTTTCGGCGGCAGTGCCGGCTCGTGCCCGCCTTCCGGTCGATTTAGTGGCAGCAAATCCCCTAAACGCCCGTCCACCACCTGGCACGGGTTAACCATCGGCGGGATCATCTCCGAGCGTATTGCCCAATCAATCGCTCTTTTAGCGTCGCTAAGGATCCTTTCGGGCGTGTCAATCATGGTCCCCCACTTTTCCCCCAGGGCATCACAGAACATCTGAGGTTTCAGGTCTACAACCGGGCAGTCTCTGATTTCTTTAGGGATGTGATTCCTGAAAAAGCCATCCCAAACCAGATCGCGGGATTTTTCAGCGTTTTTCCACCTCCCCCTCTTTGTGTTGAACTCAATCCACTTCCAGATAAGTTTTTCAAAGGTTAGTGCGTCCTTCTCTTTTTGAGGTGCCGGGGAGGGGCGTAGCGCGTCTCTGGTCGCTTTCTCCTGCTCAGATGGGTCAATCCCTTCCGCTATCAGTTTCCTCCATCTGAGCCCCTTCTCGAAGGCCTCAGCGAGTGACATTTCGGGATACTTCCCGAGAGTAAAGACCCGCTTCAAACCACGATCCCGAAGCAGGAAATAACGGGCATATGTCCCGTCCTTGAGCTTCCTGACTCCAACATAAAGCCCGGGGACAATCCCGCATGAAGCGTCAGCCGTCAGGGCTTTCAAACGCTTGTCAGTCATCCTGTTTGCCACGCGCAT